TTTTTTATGTGATATCGTGAGTTCCTTCGGTGCTTCCCGCATCTGCGACCACACAATATGACCTTGCTATGCACACCAGACGTGGGCGTGCCATTGCCGCCCGACGACATCTCTTATGCAGAGTTGCGCGAACGCGCTGCCGCCGCTTGCAAAACTCTTGAGCATTTAGCTGTAAATGGCTTACCACCCGAAGCGTTCGACGAAACACCCGCTGACGCCGATACAGTTACGTCTCTTATTAATTCGTTTGCAGAAGACGAGGCCAAAACCAATAAAAGTCTCGACACGCAGAAGTTTTCTTCGATTTCACCTGCTGCGGTGTTTCAGGTCAATGAGCTTCTTACGGAATTTGGCCGCGCAGTCGTCAAAAGTGCGGTTCAAGTCCGGCATTTAGTCACTAATAAGCTACTAATTGAGACGGAAAACCCCGATGCAAGGGTGCGAATCCGTGCATTAGAGCTATTGGGCAAGATGTCTGACGTTGGTTTGTTCACCGAACGCTCAGAAGTAGTCGTTACACACCGCTCTACAGACGATTTGAAGCTGAATTTGCGGGAAAAATTGCAAAAATTGCGCTCAAAGGTTGCAAAAGAAGAGGCTTCGGATGCGATTATTGACATGGAAGCGGCTGCGCCCCTGCAAAACATCAATTTAGAAGAAGAACTCGGGCTATGAGCCTGCTGGACTTCGATGATATGACCGATGCAGACATAGATCTGCTGTTGGAAAATATCGACCAGCTTGATGAGTACGAGCAACAAGAAGTTTATGAGATTGCAGAGACTCTAGAGCGCCGCCGCCATGCTCAGGCGTGCAGTGATGACCTGATTGAGTTCTGCAAACACATGCAACCCGACTATAAGGTCGGGAAACATCACCGGATTCTGGCCGATCTGCTGATGAAGATTGCCGAAGGTAAAGAAGACAGGATTTGCGTCAACATGCCCCCTCGGCATGGCAAAAGTCAGCTTGTATCCATCTACTTCCCGGCTTGGTTTATGGGGAAATACCCCACCAAGAAGGTTCTTATGGTGTCACACACCACAGATCTGGCGGTGGACTTCGGTCGGAAGGTGCGAAACATCATTGATACGGACCTGTATCGGCAGATCTTTACGACCGTGAACCTTGCGTCTGATTCAAAGTCGGCGGGTCGGTGGAACACAAACGTAGGTGGCGAGTATTTTGCTTGTGGCGTAGGTTCTGCGCTTGCAGGCCGGGGCGCAGATCTGTTGTTAGTTGACGATCCGCACAACGAGCAGGACATCATCAACGGAAACCTCGATGTGTTTGACAAAGCATACGAGTGGTTTACTTTTGGTGCCCGGACCCGGTTGATGCCCGGAGGGCGCATCGCAGTTGTTCAGACTCGGTGGCACTTGGACGACCTGACGGGTCGTCTGCTGCGAGATATGGCGAATAATGAGGGTGCAGATCAGTACGAGATCGTTGAGTTCCCGGCCATTCTGGATATCGAGAAAGACGGCAAAGTAGTTCAGAAACCGCTCTGGCCGGAGTTCTTTGACATACCTGCACTGATGCGCACCAAGGCGTCGATGCCGGTGTTTCAGTGGAATGCGCAGTATCAGCAGAATCCGACCGCAGAAGAAGCTGCGGTTGTAAAAAGAGAATGGTGGCAGAAATGGACCCGGGAGGACCCCCCGAGTTGCGAGTACCTGATCATGTCTCTGGACGCTGCGGCAGAAACCCATAATCGTGCCGACTTCACGGCAATTACGGTATGGGGCATATTTATAAACACGGAAACGGATTCTGCAAACATCATCCTGCTCAACGCTATTAAGAAGCGCGTGGAGTTTCCGGAGCTAAAGACGTTAGCCTTGAAAGAGTATAAGGAGTGGAACCCGGACGCGTTTATTGTCGAGAAGAAGTCAGCCGGTACTCAGTTGTACCAAGAGCTGCGTCGCATGGGCATGATAGTGCAGGAATACACGCCACACCGAGGCACGGGCGACAAGATGGCTCGATTGAACTCCGTTGCAGACATCGTGCAGTCAGGTCTGGTCTGGGTGCCTGAGACACGTTGGGCCGAGGAAGTCGTAGAAGAGATTGCAGGATTTCCGTTTGTCAGCCACGATGACTTGGTTGACTCAACTGTTATGGCGCTGATGCGGTTTAGGCAAGGCGGATTTGTCCGGCTACCGTCAGATGCACCCGATGAGGTGCAGTATTTCAAATCGCACCGGAATTCTGCTTACTACTGACAATATATAGGTTAAAAAATGGCTACGAATTTTGATAAATCTTTATATACCGCCCCGATGAGCGTGGACGGGTTTGATGAGCTAGATGCTCCAGAGGTCACGGACTCAATTGAGATACAGATTGAAGAGCCGGATGATTCGGGTGATGTAACTATCGTTCTGGAAGAAGAGGTTACGGTTGGTGATGACTTTAATACCAATCTTGCCGATGAGATGGATGAGGCAGAACTTGCTTCGCTTGCGGATGATCTGGATGAGTTAGTAACGGCAGACATTAATAGTCGCAAAGACTGGGCCGATACGTACGTCAAAGGTCTGGAGGTGCTGGGGCTGAAGTACGAGCAGCGCACCGAGCCGTGGGACGGCGCGTGCGGAGTGTTTTCCACCGTCTTGACCGAAGCGGCTATCCGGTTTCAGTCCGAGACAATTATGGAGACATTCCCCGCTGCGGGGCCTGTCAAGACCCAGATTGTCGGTGCCATAAACAAAATGAAGGAAGAAGCGGCAGAGCGTGTCAAGAACGACATGAACTACCAGCTCACGGAACGTATGTCCGAGTACCGCTCCGAGCACGAGCGGATGCTGTTTAGCCTTGGACTTGCAGGGTCTGCGTTTAAGAAGGTGTACTACGACCCGGCTCTGGGGCGTCAGGTGTCTATGTATGAGGCAGCAGAAAATGTTGTCATGCCATACGGCGCATCAAACATCTACACGGCTGAGCGCGTTACGCACATGATGCGTAAAACTAAAAACGATATTAGGAAGCTCCAAGTTGCCGGGTTCTACCGTGATATTGATCTTGGTGATCCCGTAAATATTGCGACCGATATTGAGAAGAAAAAAGCTGACGAGCAGGGTTACTCAATCACGGACGACGACCGGTATCAGGTGTGCGAGGTGCACATCGACTATAACCTGCCGGGATACGAGGACGAGGATGAGATCGCCCTGCCATACGTGATTACATACGAGCGCGGGACTCAGGAGATTCTGGCAATTCGCCGGAACTGGAACCCGGATGACGAGCGCAAACTCAAGCGCCAGCACTTCGTGCAGTACAACTACATCCCCGGGTTCGGGGTGTATGGCATGGGGCTGATCCACATTATTGGTGGATATGCACGCGCAGGAACATCTTTAATTAGACAGCTTGTTGACGCCGGTACATTGTCTAACCTGCCCGGTGGATTAAAGACCCGTGGGTTGCGCGTCAAGGGCGACGACACTCCGATTGCTCCGGGTGAGTTCAGAGACGTGGACATCCCGAGCGGTGCGTTGCGAGACAACGTGATGCCGCTGCCGTACAAGGAGCCAAGCCAAGTTTTGGCTGGGTTGCTGGACAAGATCACAGAAGAAGGTCGCAGACTTGGTGCGATATCGGATATGAATATATCTGATATGAGTGCAAATGCACCGGTAGGTACGACGCTGGCTTTGCTTGAGCGCACGCTCAAAACGATGTCTGCGGTGCAAGCCCGGGTGCACTTCTCGATGAAAGAGGAGTTCAAACTCCTGCGCGACATCATCCGCGACTATACGCCTACGGAGTATGGCTACGAGCCGGACTTCACCAAGGACCGCCAGATCAAGCAGTCCGACTATGACATGGTGGAGGTTATCCCGGTCAGTGATCCGAACAGCAGCACGATGGCGCAGCGCATCATGCAGTATCAGGCTGTGATTCAGTTGGCGTCTTCGGCCCCGCAGATCTACGACCTGCCCCAGTTGCACCGCCAGATGATCGAGGTGCTGGGTATCAAGAACGCAGACAAGTTAGTCCCGGTCGAGGACGACGAGAAGCCGCGTGATCCGATCAGCGAGAACATGGCAATTATTAAGGGTAAACCCGTAAAAGCGTTTATCTACCAAGATCATGATGCGCACATCGCCACGCATACATCGTTCATGAAAGACCCGATGATCATGCAGCAGATGGGCCAGAATCCACAGGCTCAGATGTTAATGGCTGCTGCTCAGGCACATATTGCCGAGCACCTTGGGTTCTCATACCGCAAACAGATCGAGGATCGGATGGGCGTGTCGATGCCCGAGCCGGATGCAGATATGCCGCCGGATATGGAGGTGCAGTTGTCGCGGTTGGTCGCTCAAGCCAGCCAGCAGTTGCTCCAGATTCACCAAGGCCAAGCGGCTCAACAACAGGCGCAACAAGTGGCACAAGACCCCCTCATCCAGATGCAGCAGCAAGAGTTGCAGATCAAGCAGCAAGAAGTTCAGATTAAAGCGCAGAAAAACCAGACCGATGCGCAGCTTGCTGAGCAGAAACTTCAGCTTGAGCGTGACCGGATTGGGGTTGATGCGCACATCCGCACCGCGCAAGTACAAGCACAAATTAATCGGCCACCACGGTCACCGGAGAGATAAATGGACGAACGCTTATATCGTTATTTAGCGGAACGCAATCAGAACAGGCGAGAAGCCATTACGGACTTCCTGAGTTCTGGTGGCGCTAAAGATGTTTCAGAGTACCGCGAAGCGGTTGGAGTTATTAAAGGTCTACTCCAAGCGCAACAAGACCTTGAAGACCTTTTTGAACGAATGAAGGAACATGATGAATGACGCCGTAGACCTGTCGCTTGTACTTAATAAGAGCGAAGAAGAAAAAGCCAGACAACTCCCAATACCCCAAGGCTACAAGATTCTTGTAACCCTGCCGGATATTGACGAGGAATACGAGAGCGGACTTGTTAAGGCCGGAACGACGGTGCACTACGAGCAGCTTCTGTCTAACGTGCTGTTTGTGGTCGAGCTTGGTGACATGGCGTATACGGACCAAACCCGGTTTCCAACCGGCCCGTGGTGCAAAAAAGGCGACTTCATCATGTGTCGCGGCAACACAGGTACACGGTTCAAGATTCACGGGCGGGAGTTCCGCCTAATTAACGACGACTCCGTTGAAGCGGTTGTTGAAGATCCACGCGGCATTGGTCGCGTAAAT